CTTCCGGTAAGCGTTCAGTCGTTCGCTGACCTCTACTTCAATGGCACCAACTGGATCAAGTTGCGCGCCGCGCAGATGCTGTAAGGAGCTGTGATGAGAAAGTTCTACCTCGTTCGAGGTGTAAAAGGGATCCTTGTCGGCGATCCGTGGCGGCCACAGGGGTTCATTGGGCAGACCCAATTGCGCTTTGCTAAGGGCGAGCTCCCCAAGTGCGCTCGCGACCGGTTCGAGCCATGCCTTGCGGCCGTTCCGCATCACCCCGAGGTGATGAAGCCGCTGGCGAAAGGGCATCTCGAGGTTGTCGAGGAGTTCTGGGCCAAGAACATCAAAGAAGCGTTCGCGAAGCGCGATGCCTATCAGGTCTCCAAACCACCGCCGCCTACGCCAGCCCCTAAGCTGAGCAAGGGAGATGACAAATGACTCTCACGGGCGTAGATCCGTTTGACCCAACCCCCTCGACCAAGCGCGAGCTCATCTTCGGTGCCGGCACCGGAAGCTCCGGCGTCACCCGCGACGTGGTGATCTTTGGCAACAGCACCGCTGCTGGTTCTGAGGTCGACAACGAGCTGAATGGCCCGATTGCGGATGACCAGGACGCGCGCGACCGCTTCGGCGAGCGCAGCGAACTGTATCTGCTGTACAAGACGTTCGTCGAGGTAGACAAGTCGGCTACCATCTACGGCATCTCTGTGCCTGACATTGGCGGCACCGCTGCAGCGGTGCCAATCACCGTGGTTGGTGTATCAGACGCTGACTCGACTGTTACCATTACCATTCTTGGCAAAGACATCATCTACCTGGTGGCGAACGGCGACGCTATTGCGGTAACCGCTGCTGGCATATCAGCCGCGATCGACGCATACGATGAGGGTAGACTGCCGGTAACTACAACCCCCGTGGCCGGCGTGTGCACGGTCACCGCAGCCAACACCGGCGAGCGCTCTGAGCATATCATCGGCGAGACCGCGACACGTGGCCTTCGTGTCAAGATCGAAACGAACGGTACGGCCAATACGCAAACCGTCGTAAAAACTGTCGGGAGCTTCGTTCCTGGCGCTGGCAACGATGTTGGCACCACGGCGATCGGACTGGCAGCCGCTAGGGAGAACCTCTATTGGCATGTTGCTCCGTGGCATACGGTTACTTCTGGCGGAGCGGGTACCGAAGGCTCAAACAGCGATGTAGCTGTTGGAGATTTCCAGACTGGCGACTTGATCGACATGATCAATACCCAGGCGCTTCCTGTGAACTCGAAAGAGAAGCAGGTTGTGTTTGGGCTAATCGGAAGCAGCGCTGACTCGATTCTTGTGCCGCTTGACGCTCAGGCAAATGCTGTTCGTGCGTCATTCTTCTGGCAGGAGAACAACGACTGGACACCGGGTATGCTGGCTGCGTACCACTGCGCCATCATGCGCTCTGGCTACATTGCCCATCCGTCGCGCAGCCGGGCAGGGTACACCTCGACGGACTCGACCCCGTACAACATCCCCGCTCCCGCGGTTGCCACTGACGTGCCGACTGCTACCGAGATCCGAACGGCGCTCAACAACGGCGTCTCTCCCATCTCGTTCAGCGGCGACACGCCGTACCTCGTGAGAGCAATCACTGCTCGAAACTTCAATGCTGGTGGTCAGAAGGACTACAAAGCCCGCGAGCACCACATTGTTTATGCCATCGACTTCGTGTGGCAGGAAATCAAGGCACGCTGGTATGCCACCAAGCAGGAGTTCGTCGCTGACGACCCGGCTGATGGCGCCAAGCCCATTCCGAACACCTCGACCCCGTCTGACCTTAAGGCCCTCATCTTCGGCGTCATCGATACGATGACTGGACCGAGGCCACTGGGAATCTACACGGGTCCGATCCTCGCTCCCGACCTGATCCAGTTCATGAAGGACTCGGTGAAGGTTGCGAAAATCCCCGCCGGTCTCAGCGTCGTTGCTGAGTTCATTGCGGTCCAGCATCTGCTCAAGTTCGAGGGCAAGTTCCTTGAAGTAGGGGAGGCGTACTAATGGGACTCTACAATCAAATCTACCTGAAGATGAACGGGGTCCTGCTCGCTGAGAACACTACGATCGAGTCAGCGCTCGAAGCGGACGTGCAGGACGTTTTCACGATTGTGCGTAACTGGTCAGGCATCACCCCTGCGCCAATCGTGCGGTCGGCCACTGGGTCCAACGTGATCCCGCTCAGCGGAGTCGAGTTCAACTTCGAGCAGAAGATGATGGACTTCGAGTTGGTCGGTCTGGGCCTGTGGGAAGGCGGCCTGGGTGGTAAGTCGTGCTTGTCTGACGGATATATCACCAACGTTCCACGGAGCGCAGGCGTTGGGCAAACGACGACGATCAGCTTTTCATTTCGGGGAACCCCTAGTGCTTTCGAGTGATCGCCTGGCCTAGAACGTGACAAAAAAACTGGATCGTTCTAGGCCGCCAACCGACTGCAAAGAAAAATTTCTATTCAGGAGCCTGCTAAGGCGACCAAGGCCGCAGCAGGCCCTCAATTTTCGCGTTCGTGGCGCAGAGCACATCAAGCTCTACGCCCGAGCGCTCAAAAGCCTCGAGCAGGCCGAAGCGTTCGAGGCTGGCGACGACATAGAGCTCGAGCAGCTGACCGTCTCTGCTATCACGGCAGAGTTGATCAGCCTTACCGTGTATACACCACGTGGTCGAGCGTTCGGTAGCTCTGACGATGTAATGCGTCTCAGCGGCAATGAGATAGGCCAGCTCGGCAGCGAGGTGCTCAATGTGCTTCACGCCATCTCACCAACCTACTCCAGAAGCGACACGGGAGCATGGGAGATGGCCCTTAAGAAGGGCGCTCAGGACTTGTCGAATATCCACGAAGCGATGTCGATGTATCGATCGTGCGACAGGGTAGGGATGGACGGCACTGTGTATGAGCGACCAGACAGGTACTTCGGACTTCCAATTTGCGAGTTGACCGACGGGCAACTAATGGTGTTCTCGGCCGCAACCAAGTATGTGGCCGATGCGATAAGGAGCCCTGATGGCTGACGACCAGGTTGAGAGAAGTGAAATAGCCACTGCAATCGAGCAGCGAGAGCGCAAGCTTTACGAGTTCGATGTCAGTGGCTTTTTTGGTTTAGGCGACAAGCCCATCCCTAAGCTTGCGATCCGCGACCCGATGAAGGGCGAGGAGAACGCTGCCATAGCGGCTGCCCACGCTGTGGCTAAGGCGTGGGCCAAGGGGGATCAAGACACTCGCAGCGACGCGGACCTGCTTGACGACCTGAAGCTCAAAGAGGTCATCCAGCGCTGCTGCTTTGTGGCGGGCCAGAAGACCAAGCAGGGCGACCCTATCCAGGCATTCTATGGTGGCAAGTGGATGGAGGAGCATTTCTCCACCGGGCAGATCGCCGTCATCCACAATCTGATTTTAGAGGTGCGCAAGGCCGAGAGCCCCGCGCTGTGGGACATCAAGCTCGAGGACGTGATGGCGCTGGCCGAGGGCTGCGCTAAGACGCGTGACAGCGATATGCCAGAGGCGTTGCTTGCGCCGTGCAGCCGTGAGTGGATGACCACCGCGTTCATTCTGCTAGCCGGAGAGTGGTGGCAGGCAAAGCAGAAGCAGGAGATCGTAGACAATGTCATTCACGGTGAAGGTATCGTCGAACGTGGAGTCGAGGGCGCTGAGGGCGATCCAGAACCTGTCGAGGGTCTCGGAGATAATGACGGAAGTGGTGGCCCAAGCAGCGGAGACGGAGCGGGCGACCAAGCGCTACCAAAACCGGACGACGATGTTGATGACGGGGACGACGGGCAAACTGCTTGAGGCATCCCCGGATATGACCACCGTCCAGCTAGAGATGGATATGTGGTACGCCGGCTACGTGGTGGACAACTACGGGCTGAGCGACTTTCACGAGATTGCGGAGAGAGCAGCTGAAGTTATTCAGATGGAACTAGAGAGTCTTGGCTGACCTTGTCTGACACCAGCATTCGCTACACGTTCACCGCCACCGGTCATCAGGCCGTCGTAGGCGCCTACACCACCATCCGTAACGCGGCTGCTAGGACATCCGCTTTGGTGACGGCTCACGCCGCTAAGACGGCAGGCGTGCAGATAGCGATGATGAACCGTGTCAGGGCGGCCTCTAAGGCCGCCGAGACCGGCAAGACGACAGCGGCCCAGACCGGAGCAGCAACGCGCCAGACGGCTGCTGTGAGGGCGCTGCAGCGTGAGCGCAACGTGCTCCGCCAACTGCTGGCTGAGTACACCAAGTTCGAGAAGATGAAGACCGCCACGGCGGCGGCTGAGGGGCAGAAGCGGGTCAATAGAGAGAGACGCAATCAGACTAGGGCGGCCCCTAAGGGTAGGATGGGCGGAGTGGGCAGGTTCGCCGGCCGCATGGGGCGCACCATGGGGTCGTTCGCCGCCATGGGCGGCATCATTGCCGTTGCTGGCGGCGTAGGCGCAGCGGTGCGTGAGAACGTTGGCATCGAGGACATGGCGCGTGACATCGCGGTCCGTGGCCGCGACCCTGGTGGCGAGCGTCTTAGCGCGAAAGACATAGCTAGCAACGCTCGCAGGACAGCTATGGCTGTGCCTGGTGCGCGAGCCAAAGACGTACTCGCTGGCACAAGTGCATTTTTAGAACAGACGGGTGACCTCGGCAAGGCTCAAGAGGCAAGTAAAGTAATCGCTGAGATAGCCCTCGCCACTGGGTCTGACATGACGGACGTGGCAAACTCTGCCGCTGCTCTGTTTATGCAATTCGGCACCGGCTCAGAGAGCATGGAGGAGATGCGTGAGCAACTTGGGTTGTTCGTCATCCAAGGCAAGAGGGGCTCCTTCGAGATGAAGGATATGTCAAAGGCGCTGCGCAGGCTGGCCGCTGCTGCAAAGGCAGCCGGTGTTGAGGGTGGCGTGAAACAGGTCGCCACAATCGGCGCGCTTGCTCAGTTTACCGCCCGCTCTGCTGGGGGGCCGGAGCAGGCGGCCACTGCTCTTGAGGGGATGTTCAACCTTCTGATGAAGAAGCGCGGCCTCATCGAGGAGCGTCACGGAATTGACGTGAAAGCCATTGCTCAACAAGACCTAGCGTCTTTGCTTCCGAAGCTGTTTGAAGCGACGGGAGGTAAGCAAGACGTGCTTGCTAAGATGTTCCCGAAGCGTTCTATTACGGCCATTTTGGACCTGCTGAATACGTTCAACAAGCTCAAGAAAGAGGGCAACTCAAACGCTGAGGCTTCAGCGAAACTAACGCAGAAGATTCGTGACATGGCTGACGCCACTGGGGTGGCAAAAGACATGGCGATGGACCTCGCAGAGCAACAGCAGACAGTTGGTAACAAGCTCAGCGCTGTGTGGGAGCGCGTGGTTCAAGCGTTCGCTACTGGGGGTGGGGTAGATGCTGTTGAGGGGTTAGTGAACGAGTTGCCAGGACTGCTGCCCTTGATCCCAGCGCTCGTTTTTGCATTCAAATATGCCGTAGTTGGCATATCCGCATTCGTCGAGGCAATCGCTAGCTTTGCTGAGGCCCTCGGAGCCGACATGACCGAGTTCCGAGATGCGCAGAAAAAGATGAAGGGCATGCAGAATGCTGCGGAGCGCGGCATGAACATCGCCAAGATCGAGTCAGAGCTTGGGAAGGACCCCACGCCAGAGAGGCGTGAACAGTTAGAAAAGCAACTTGATGTTGAGCGGTCATTAAAGGCAGACGCACTACGGTCGATGGGCGACCCTGAGCAGCTAAACAGGGACCGGGAAGAGAGAGCGATAGCGATACTTGGCAAGACGGCACCTGGACTAGAGGGCGGGGTAAGTCAACCAGGAAGGCTTGATCAAGAGGTACGTGACATTTTGGCTATTGGTGTCGGAGAGGGGAAAGCGAACGCGGCAGCCGGTGTTGAGAAGCGCCTTAGGCACACAAATGAATCGACAGATGACATTGGGTCTAGAATACAGGACGGTGGGTTCTCTGGGAAAATCGGGGAACAGGCAGCAACCGCAGCTAGCGGGATGAGCGATGCGCTGGCCTCTATAGTCAAAGGCATGGTCAGCAAGGGAGCGGAGATTGAGGCGGCGGGCGAGCTTCCGGCAGCACTCAGGGCAAAGGCTGCTGAGATCATGGCTATTCAACTGGGAAACTACGCACCGCCTGGGTCCGTTAACCCGTACGGTATCTAATGTCCTCAGGTCAGATCAGAAACACCCCAGCGAACATCATCACGGCTCTGCCGCAGATGAAGTGGCGCAAACTGTTC